TCTTTCACTTTGCGCGCGTCGACAGCCGAAGAGGTGGTGGGTGGTGCAGTGGAAAAATAGCGAATCCACTGACATCCTCGAGGTGGTATTTCAAGTGGCGCAGGAAAACGAGAATCATTTGAAACGGCTTCATTCCAACGATTCCATCGATTTGCTCACATATATGATGGTTAACGGGAGCAACTTTCCCATAAAATAAAAACAGGCCATGAAAACGGCTTCATTCCAACGATTTCAAGACATGCATCCACTCTTTTGAGATGGAAACCTAAAGAAAAAAAGCGAATCAAAAACACTTCTGAGGTAGTCTAGGAGTGGTATTTCAAGTGGTACCACCAATCACGAAAAGACACTGAAAAAGGAAGACGGAAGTGCGCAGGTTCGGCAAGATCGTCGTCAAACCAAACAAGACCAATCCCAAATACCTCGAGGCGTCATATCCGACCCCGGTCGAGGCGTTCGACCAATGGCCGGGACTCCCGATGCGGCAGACCACCACCTTCCCACTCACGCAGGACGGACGCGACGACGCGGCCGCATGGCTCGCCTCCGCGCGCAAGAGGATCGAGGCCGGAGTCTGGCAGCCGGAGAAGATACGCCGCAAGCAGGAGAGTGAGAAGGCCATGACCTTCGCCGAATACGTCGACAAATGGAACCTCCACCGCGCGAAATCCGGCGACCTGCACGAAGCCACCAAACGCCTGTCGGAACGCTACGCCCGAATCCTCTGCCGAACCTTCGGCGACATGCCGATCAGCCGCATCAGCCACAAGGACATCCAAGCCTACTCGGACTCGCTCGTCGGTGCCGTCACGCACAACGAACGCCGGTCCAGACTTGTCTACCTCAAGCAGATCCTCACAGCCGCGGCGAAACCGGACGTTGACGGACACTCCATCATCCAGCGCTCGCCATTCGACATCAAGATACCGGCGTTCCACCAAAGCGAGGGATCCGCGCCGGCGACGCCAGAAGAACTCCGGATCATCCACGACGCCATGCCCGAACACCTCCGCCTCGCCATCACGCTCGCCATCGCCGCGGGAGGCCTGCGCATCGGAGAGGTCTGCGGACTGCAAAGGCAGGACATCGACATCGAACGCCACACCATATCCATCCGACGCACCAGGCTCGACGACATCCCGGGCATCATCGTCGGCGACACGAAGACACCCGGCAGCCGCCGGACCGAACCGCTGCCGGAATCCGTCATCCCGGAAATCGAAGAACACCTCCGCAAGTGGGTCCAGGACGGACCGGAGGCATGGATCTTCCGCGACATCCGCGACCTTCGCGCCGGCCGCGGCGCTATCCCAATCACATGCAGCGGACTCAGATACCGCTTCCGCCTCGCCCGCCGCGAAGCAGGCCGCGCTGACCTCAGATTCCACGACCTGCGCGCCACGGCGCTCACCATGCTCGCGCAACAAGGCGCCACCGTCCGCGAACTCATGGCCGCCGCCGGCCACACCACACCGACCATGGCCATCCACTACCAGCGCACCACCGAAAAAAGACGGAGGGCGCTCGCCGACAAGGTGGCCTCCACGCTCGATCCGGCCACGGCGTCGAAGGCGTCCGAGCGCGACCAGGAAATCGCCAGGCTGCGCGCGCGGCTCGCCGAACTCGAGGCGATGGGGGAGAATTAGCGGTTATTCGAAATCGGCGTCCCCATCGGCGGGACAATGCGCCAGCTCCTCGCCATCAACGGTAAGGGCGAGCATCCAGGTGGGATTATCGCCCTTTTGATGGATCATCGTGTCCGGGATACTGGTTTCAAAGGTGGCGTCGTCGGTGGAGAGATTCCATCCTGGATACTTGTTGCTGTCATTCGTCGACAGATTCGTTATCTCCCGCTCGGTTTCGCCGGACTCCGTGAAATCGGTGAGATTCACTTGGTACCAGGTGCCATCGGGATCCTTGACCATGAGCGTGTAGGCGTAGAATTGCTTCGCGTCCAAAGCCTTGACATTATCGAATCCATCGATTGAGATGCCGAGGTACTGGCCTGTCGTCTCCACTCTCGCCGCCGGCATCAGGTCGGAATCACCATCGCAGAAACCGGACAACCCACTCGCCAATGAAGTCTCCTCGCCACTGTCGGCGGCAACCCGCGAATCCTGCGAGTCTGAGGCTTGACTATTGGCGCTCGCCGACTTCACTCCTGCCGTGTATGCGATTGGTGCCGTGGCCAGTCCGGTCGCGAAGACCAGTGCGGTGCAGATGATGGCTGCTGATCCAAAACTTACGTTGCGTTTGGCCAGCGCCTTGATATTGAGACCCAGCTTATGCGGCTGGCGTATTCTTAGACCATTCTTCGACGACATGGTGTCCCTTTCTTTTCTCTGATGCCCGCTTCCAGCTTAGATAAGATAACACCCCTGTCGCCACTTTTGCGGCAGGGGTGTGTTGTTTAGTTGGACTTCTTTCTGCCCGTGCCGTCCATTGGCTCCGAGAGATAATCCGGCACGGCGGCTTGTTGCTGCACGCGCCTGAGCATCTCGCGGCTGAGCTCGAGCATCGTGAATTCCTCGATTGGGTGGACTCCGGCGTTGTGGACTTCGTCCGGCGTGAGTGTTCCCTGTTCGACAAGCGCTTCGATTGGATTGCGCCCGTACGCACGGGCGATCGTCACGGCATCCTCCGCGGTGAATTCACCCTTGGTCCATTTGCGGTGGAATGTGGTCATTGGGATACCGGCCTTCATCGCGATCTCTCGATTGCTCGCGTCTTCGGTGATCTCTTGCACCCATTCCTCAAATGAATTTTTCATGTTCACCTCCTTTCCAGATTTTCCGTTTATGGAAAATACTGTACCACATCGAGTTGCATATTTTTTCCATCAGTGGTAATTTGTATTCCAGAAACGGAAAATGTTTGAAAGGACGGATGACATGGCAGACGAAAACAAACTGCAAGCTTTGAGAATCTCTCCTGGATTCCTCGACAACCTCCAGAAGGAACGCAACCTCAGCCACGAAGCGTTTCTCGCGGCCTGCGGACTCAATCAGCAAAGGTTCGACGAACTGTGCGAAGGCGCCTGCCCCTCGTATCTGGAATTCTCCAGAATCGTCGACGGATTCGGACTCGCCACCGGAGTCCCCATGGTCCCCGTGGCGCTCGCCGACGCGGCGTGAGGGAGACATAGACGATGACCGACGTGATGGAACCGCCGAAATACATGATCTGGGTGCCGCTCAAGGAGGCCGCGGAAATGGTCGGGCTCTGCGAGAAGACGCTCATGAAGATGGCGAAGGAAGGCAAGGTCAAGATCAAACAGCCAAACGGCCCGCACGGCAAGCGCCTCGTCAAGGTCGCGAGCCTGCAGGACTTCGACGCCAAAGCGAAACACGGAATCTGAAAAACACGGAAGGACACGAAATGAAGGACATCAGGAAAGCCTGCGTCAAAGCAATCTTCGACGACTTTGACCAGTGCGGCGACGCCATCAGGCCTGCCGTCAACGGTGAATGGGAGGAGATCGACGCGAGCCGTCCGCTCGGCCACATCGTCGGCTATGTCGACATCTGCGTCGCCGACCTCGTGGACATCGTCGTCGACACGATCAACAAGGAGCTGTGAGATGAGCTGGATGGACGACGGCGGATTCGAGATCAGGACATTCGACGACAAGGCCGGGGGAGCGATGGCGCAGATGAGCTTCCGCACCTCCACGGGACACTTCGACATCATCCTCGGCAAGACCGAAGTGCAGCGCATCCGCCGCGAATGCGGACGCGTCATCAAGGAACTCGACCAGAAAAAGGAACGGAAATGACCGACAGCGACTTCCGCAACGAAGACGACGCACCCACAGCCGACAAGCCGCGCATGGCGTCCATCCTCCTCCTAGCGCTCGCCGCGGGCCTGTGCCTGTGGGTGCTGTTCGGCACCGACGCGTGCCACCACCCGCTCGAACACGTCGCGGCCTTCGTGTGGCTGACCATGGCCATCCCGCCCATCGCGATGGCGTGGGCGGCCGGACGGAGGCCGGATCTGGCCGCCAGGGTCGAGTCCATGCTCGGCGCCTGACACCGGCCGGAGAACAAGGACGGGACCAATCGGTCCGACGGCGCGTGGCCGAATCCCCTTATCCATTACTTTCCCGCACATTGCGCGGATTGCATACACACGGCCACGACCAATCGGGCATGACGCCCCTGGAGGTTCGAATCCTCCCTCCGGCACTGGGATGCCGGCCGTCAACGCCACCCGGCGGCCTTCCCTTCAGCTTCGCCGCACGGGAACGATGGAGTCTTCTCTCGTCACTTCTCTTCGGGGCTCCAGCGGACGGCATTCGCCAAACGTCGCAACGACGACAGAAAGGACAACGAAAATGCCAAAGGCAAGCGACCAGGAACAGGCCGAACGCTGCGCGACCCCGCGCCGCGACCTGAGCAAAAGCGAGTACACCAGCGCCTTCCGCTGGAGGTCCAGGCGGATCGATTCGAGCGTGGCCGCGCATGCGTCGCTGGTGATCGCCAAGAACGACGGTCTCAGCATCGACGAGGCCATCGCCAAGGTGACCGGCGGACGGGTGGACGCCTCGAAGCCCGTGCCGTATCCGGCTCCGGAGCGTCATGAGCCGATCGTCGTCACCGCCGAACCCGAGCATGAGCCGCTCGGCGGGGATGGGGATGAGCTCGTGTTCGTCGACTTCGACCAGATCCCGCGCGACATGCAGCCCAACAGGACGCCGAATCCGCGTTACTACGGCGTGGCCGAGCAGCTCCGCCGCCACGCCGGCCGCTGGGCATGCGTGAAGACCTTCGCCGACCAGAAGGACCCGCGCGAACGCGCCCGCCAGATGCGCCAGCGCATCCGCACCGGCAAGCTCGCGGCCTTCCGTCCGAGCGGACGCTTCGATGCGGTCATCACCACACCGGAACCGGACGGACCCACGCTCGTCTACGCGTCCTGCCGTCCGATGGAGGCGTGAGGAACGCCATGGCCGGAGAAACCACACTCGCCATCGTCGGCAACCTCGCCGCGGATCCCGAACTGCGCACCACCCAGTCCGGCAAGCAGGTATGCAACGTGACCGTCGCGTCCACGCCACGCATCTTCGACAGGCAGACGAACCAGTGGACCGACGGGCAGGCGCTCTTCCTGCGCTGCACCGCGTGGGGGGATTTCGCCACGCACATCGCCTCATCCATGTCAAAAGGCATGCGCGTCATAGCACAAGGCAGACTCACGCAACGCTCATGGCAGGACGAGCAGGGAGCCAACCACACCGTCATCGAAATGCAACTGGACGAGATCGGGCCAAGCCTGCGCTACGCCACCGCGCAGGTCACCCGCATCACCCGCCAGCAGGTCCACCAGCCGCCGACGCCGGGCGGATACACCGGCGGCGCGTCCTTCGGCGCCACGGCACCGACCGCCGGCCCGCAGGCGCCCGCCACCGACCCATGGGGACAGCCAACCGACGGAGGAGCCACCTTCGGAAGCTTCGGCACCCCAGGAAGCGAAGCGGAGAAGGAGCCCGAATTCTGATGATCGAAATCGACATCCCGATCGGCAGGCACATCTGGTGGACCCAAAACCGCCGAAGCCGCACATGGGTGACGCCATACCAACGGAAGAAAACCGTCAAACGCATCGCCCACCTCATCTTCCTCGACCACATCAACAGGCATGGAGGCAAGAGGCCGGCGGACACGGAAACCGACTGGCCGGTGCACGTCACCGCCATCATCCATCCGATCACCCACGGCAGATTCGACCCCGAAAACGCCGCGCCAATGGTCAAAGCCATCCTCGACGCGGGAACCCAGGCCGGCATGTGGCCCGACGACAACGCCAAATACATCATCGGCCCCGACTACCGGCCCGGCACGCCAAGCCCGGACAAGACCACCTACCACATCACCATCCGCATCGAACACCAGTAGCGGGCACGAAAGGACACGACATGGCAAACAACGAAGGCTACGCACGCCTGTCCAACGGCCTCTGGCGCAACACCAAGATCCGCAAGATCGCCAGAAAAGACCCACAGGCGCTCGCCGACTGGATCATGGCCATCAGCTTCTGCAGCGACAAGCTCAGCGACGGCCACCTCACCGAGGACGACATGCTTTTCAGCCTCGGCTTCGACGAGGAGTCCATCGGCAGGCTCGTCGGCCTCGGACTGCTCGACCAGGACGATGACGGCTGGACCATCCACGGCTACCTCGACCTGCAGAACAGCAAGGCCGACGTGGAGAAATCCAAGGAGGACGCGCGCCAACGCAAGGCGCGCAGCCGCCGCAGGAACACCGAAACCACCGAGGACACGCAGTCACGCGTGACCGAAACCGATGTCACATGTGACTCACGCGTGACCTTTAACCAAAACCAAAACCAAAACCAAAACTCTCTCACTCCTAACGTCGTGAGAGAGTGCGCGCCCGCGAACGAGACCGAGACAGAACGCAGGGAACGCGAGCTCATCGACATGTGGACGCCCACCGAAGCCCACCAGGGAGTCGCGGACGAACTCGCCGGCAAAGGCCGGCCACGCGTCGACCTCGACGAACTCGCCACCACCTTCCGCCTCAAGCTCCACGCCAAAGGCCTGAAGCACTACGGCTACAAGGCCACCCTCGACGGCCTCGACAACGCCTTCTTCGAGTGGATCCGCAGCGAATCCCGCCAGCTCGCCGAAGGACGCCCCAGCCATTCCGGCACTCCGGCCGACACCTGGAAGCCGCACACGCACACCTGGACATGCGAGCACGTCCTCGGCCTCCTCGACCGCACCGCCGCCACCGCCACGCCGGACGACGCCGCATGCATGCTCGCCGCCCGGCTCAACGACGGACTCGACCCCGCCAAGGCCATGCAGGCGCTCGCCGACGCGGGAGTCGTGGCCCTGGACGGAGGCGCGGCATGAGGGGCAACGGCCACGTGTTCGCGCACGTCGACTGGCGGCGGATGGACGAGGCTCAGCTCGACGGCATGCGGTACGTCGCATACACGCCGACCGGAGTGGTCGACGGACGTTTCGCGCCCATGCCGACGCGCAACGGCCTGCCGATGCCGTACCTCGTCGACGAGGCCATCGGATTCCCGATCCTCCTGCTGACCGCGCCCGACAGGGACAACATCCTCCTGCCGCCATTCGAATCGATCCTCGCGCTCGAACAAAAACACTGAAACCAACCGAAAGGAAAACCATGGAAACCAACGGAACCACAAGCCAATCCGGCCAGCCGCAACAGCCGTCAGCCGACCTCGACAAGAGCCTCGCGCGCCTCGAGACCGCCACCAGACTCACCGGCCTCGTCGTCGAACTGCAGAAGGCGGCCGCCAACCTCGAAGCCTACGCGGCATCGCTCCTCGGATCCGACGACATCGTCATCGACGAGACCGCAAGCGTCATCCTGCACTTCGACACCAAGGTCACCGACCGCGCCCACTCCATGCGCAACGCCTGCGAGAACCTCGAGCAATCCGACCGGCTCCTCGCCGAGAAGGCCAAGAGGAAAAGCCTCATGGACCACATCCTCACCATCCCGCTCGACGGAGAGGACGACTAGCATGACCGCCACCAGCACCAAGCCGGAAGCGCTCCTCTGGATCGACGTGGAGACCACCGGCCCCGACCGCACCACCGCGCAGATCCTCGAAATCGGCATGGCCTGCACCGACGTCACCGCCACCCAGGACTACGGCGCCTTCCACTCGATCGTCAAACCCGACATCCTCGACATCAACCGCATCACGCCCTGGGCATGGGAGCGCCACACCGCCAACGGCCTCCTCGCCGAAGTCCGCGCCGCCAGCACACGACAGAACGGACCAGCAGCCGTAGGCAACGCCGCGGAGGAATACCTCGAATCGCTCGAACAACGATTCCAGCTCGTCCCCACAGGCACCAACGTCGACTTCGACCTAGGATTCCTCGGCCTCCTCGCCATCGACACCAGCCCGCTCAGCTACCGCAAACTCGACCTGACCACCATCAGACGCCTCATCACCATCCTCGGAGGACCCGACCCCTACGCGACCCACCACGAAGGCCGACACCGCGTCGAGGACTGCATCACCAGAGACATCCACGACTACCGCCACTACCTCGAAACCATCCAACTCAAGGACTGCGGCAAATGAAACGGAAAGGCGGACGATGGACGGACTAGCCGCATTCATCCTGCTCGCCGTGGTCTTCATCGCATGGCTCGGCGGAGACCACGACGGCCCTGCGGGACCACGGAAATGACACCCCAACCACGAAAGGAAACACAATGAGCGTGCTCTACCACGGAGGAGCCCCCGACCTCCAACCCGGAGACCACATCGAACCAGGCCACAGCCGCGACAACTACGACGATTGCCCGATCTGCCGCGCCAGACGCGAAAAAGGCGCGGACGCGATCGAAGGCACCGGACACCCCGAACAGGTGTACTGCACCAGATACCGCGACTACGCCGCCCTCTACGCGTCGATGTACGGCAAGGGCGACGTGTACCAGGTGCGGCCCGTCGGAGAGCTCGAAGCCTCCGACGAGGACTTCGACGGCTGCTACCGGTGCGACCGGCTGGTGATCGTCAGAACCGTCGAAAGACACGTCACCCTCACACCGAAACGCCGCCGCAAGGTCATCCGCCTCATGCAACGCCTGGACGACGGCCCCTGCATCAACCCACTGCCACGCAACGCCACCCCGCAGATGGTCGAAAAGTTCATCCAACGCTCCGCCGCCGACACCATGCACATCATGCGCCAGGCCGAAAGGAGCATCCGATGACCGGACACGACACTGAACACAAAGGAATCATCATGACCATCACCGAAGACGCCGACATGGACCCAAAACCATACATCCTCACCGCCATCTCCATCGGCCTTGAAGGCGCCGCCACGGGAATGGCGCTCGCCGGCGGCCATTGGCTGCTGTCCCTGCTGTTCCTGCTGCTGACCGTGCTGTTCGCCATCAACGGATGGCGGGCGGTCGGCAGGGCGCGCATGAGGAAGACCGAATGCAGGGAATTCGTCATCGACGGATGCCACAACATCATCATCGCCGGCGATGACTGACATCAACCACGAAAGGACAAGGGAATGACCAACCACGAAGTCTGGGACAAGACAATCGAGCTCAATGGAGTCGCCATACAGAGCGTCGTCTGCATGGAGGAATGCTCGGAACTCATCAAAGCGATCAGCAAACGCCTGCGCGGCGAGCTGGACATCGAGAACAACCTCGCCGAGGAGATGGCCGACGTGACGATCTGCCTCTACCAATTGGCTCGCATGTACGACGTCGACGACACCGACGTCTACGCATGGATCGACCGCAAGACCGAACGGCAGCGTAAGCGCAACGCGCTGCAGGACCATCAAAGCGGGGAGACGACGAGATGAGCGCGCCATCCGCCGAATGGATCATCGGGCATTTCGCCGACGACATCACGGCCATGCGGACGGAGACCGAGAAACGATACGGCAGACAGCCACTCCAGACTCGCCCACAAATCCGAATGGAAACGCGAATACCGCAGGAAAAGGAAGGAAAACAATGAGAGACAGTGACGCAGACATCGCCATCGACGTGCTCAACAAACTCATCGACCAGGAACTCAAGGCCGCGAGCGCCGGAATGCGTGACGGGAACAGAATCCTCGAGGAATGCGCGTCGACACGATACCACGCCTACACCTTCGCCAGAGATGAGATCGGGAAGGCGCTCGCCGATGCCGTGGAGGAGCGGGATGCGGAGAACCCGTTCCTGCCCCAGCGCGACGAGCTGGTCACGCAGGATATGCATACGTGCGATTTGTGTGGCCGGTGGTGCCCGAGTCCCGTGTACCGCGTGTGCCTGTGCTACGCGGACCAGTCCAGGGTGGCGTCCGATGTGTGCGCCGACTGCATGTGGAGGCTTGGATTCAGGCCGGTCGGGACGGTGCCGCTCGAGGCGTATCGGCGGTATGAGCGGTGGGTGTCGGAGCATCCGACGGGAAGGAAGGGTTGACATGGCCACGAACGTCACACAGAGGAACGAGGTCCTGCGCGAATTGCTGCGCTGGCATTTGGAGAAGGGGAGACTCGCCGCCAATCGTCTGTTCGACGGCGTCACGCCTCCACGGCAAGCGGATGTCGTATGTGGAGAACTCCGCGCGCACACCGAATCGTCTAACCATATCCTCTCCATGCTTGGCTATCCGGACGCCTTGCCACCTGCGGGGAGGTGCTCCGATGATCTATCTGATCGTTGACGGCGAGCTGGTGGACATCCTCACCGAGATGGACGAGGCGCTCGCCAAAGCCAAGAAGCTCGCCGAACACACAGGCAAGGTCGAAATCGCTGATCTCGTCACGGGAAGACGCACCATCATCAAACACGTGGAAAAGGGAAATCACCGATGAATGGATTGGAAGAGGAAGTCAAGCGCGAGAAGGAGTCCCTGCGCGGCAGGGCGCCGTCGTTGCGCTCGCCGATAGCCGAGGCGGTCATCCAGGCGTACGCGGACGGATATACAGCCGGTAGTCTGCGCCAGCCGTCGGACGCGGAGGTGGCCGCCGCGCTCAGATACCTGCTCCGTCAGGGACTGCTGCGCGAGGGCATCACCATCATGGCTGCGAAGTTCGCCGTGTCGGGCATGTGCTCGGCCATGGCGGAGGCTCTGGAAAAGGAGGAATCATGATAAAGGCGCAATACACGAAGCGAAACCGCACGCTCAGCTTCATCGACACGAACGTCAGTCGCACGCCGGCCGTGAGCGCCAAAACCGGATGCGTCGACATCGTCTTCGCGGACGACGAGACCGCCATGGCCGTGCGCGACGCCATCACCGCCGAACATCCGTTCGAACCGACCGAGCAGTCGGCGAGCGCCCAGTCGCCGGATGCGAAGGAGATGCGAGAACTGCTCTCCGAACTCGAGGACAAACTTAACAAGGCGATGTACATCGACCTGATGAGCCATCGGCGTGACATGGGGGACGTGCAGTTCAACCTCGGACGCGTGGCCGCGTACTCCAATGCCGTTTCATGCTGCAAGAGCAGTCTCATGCTCATGGACCAGCGGGACGGGACGGAGGATAAGTCATGAGCGACGCAATCGACCGCATCGAATCGGACGAGCTCCGCCGCCAGCTCGCACGGGCATGGGAGGCCGGATACTCCGCCGGATGGACCGACCAGCTATGCGACTTCCCACCACACACCGCCGACAATCCATACAAGGAGGAATCATGAAATGGATACTCAAGACCATCAGGCAGATACTCATGATTCCGGCGTTCCTCTCCATCTACCTGGCGCTCGCCATCATCGAACACCGCGAAAGGAGGCGGGGGCGGAAATGAGGAAATCCACTGAGCGCGACATCCTCCGATGGCACGAAAGCGGATACACAGTGGCCGAAATCCACCGGATCCTGCCGCAATGCACCACCGACGAGATAACCGCCATCATCCACAACCATCCCACCGAAAACGGCGCTCGCCGATGGTAGAATCTAAGAGAACAGGCGTTCGAACCGAAGGAAGTCATGAGGGACACTGAGACGTCATGCCCGAACTGCGGCAATCCAACCACGGCAGGATGGACCGTCTGCCAATCCTGCCTGCGCCGGTATATCGAGGACATCGGCTCACTGGCCCACGTGATTCCGGCACTCCGCGCGTTGGCCGACCGCACTGCCCACATCGGCGGCCGCTCTCACGCGCCATCGCGCGGGGTCGCGCCACTGCCCATCAGCTCCCACTGGCAGGAGCAGTGGGAGCGAGCCTCACGCCTCATGTTCGACATCGCCTCCACCATCGACATCCGCTACGGCCTGCTCAGGCCGGAATCATGGCGCAAGGCATGGCGCAAGGCCATCTCGAACCGCAACAGCCTGGCGGCCAGCGACAGGACGCCGGACCTCATGCTCGACCTGCACGCCACGCTCATCGACATCGACGGCATGATGCGCGAGCGCGATCCCCGTGTGACTGTGGTCTCCTGTACGGAGTGCGGCCAGCGGATAGCGGCCCCGTTCGGGATGAGGGCCGGTGATTGTCCGTCCTGTGGCGTGCGTCTGGATCTGGAGGCGTTGGTCGCGGAGCATGAGCGGGACGCGCGTTCGCGCACCGTGGATGGCAGTCCTGCCGAGTTGGCGTCGTGGCTTTCCAATGTCATCGGCCGGCGTGTGTCTCGCAAGCAGGTCGAGTGGCTGTTGCGGTCGGGAAGGCTGCATGGCTGCGAGCGCCTTGGCTCGGGCAGGTGGCGTGTGACGGCGGGTGAGTTGCTCGATGCGTCGTCGCACGTCGGCTGACGCGACACGCCGAACATTTGTTCGATGTCCGCTCGCCGTTTAATGTGTATAGTGAGCGCGAATTGTGGGTGGCCACAGGTTGCCTTGTTCGTGTCTTTTCGTGATTGGAGGCCATCCGGCGTTTGCCGGGTGGCTTTCGTGCTTCGGTAGGCTCAGCGGTAGAGCTGCGGGACGGCACGGATTCCAATGAGCGGACCACTAACCGGTCATGGTTTCCTTTTCTCAATTGCCCGTCAACGATATGTGCCGGCCTGCGGGTCGCTGGTTCGACTCCAGCCCGAAGCGCTATACACCTCTCTGTCGATGGGGGATTGCGATGTACAAGGTATGCTCCACCTCTGGCTGCCCGCACTTGGTCTCCTCCGGCTCCCTGTGCGACGAGTGCAGGAAAGCCAAGGACAAGCGCCGCTCGCGCGGCCGCAATCCATACACCTCGAAAGCCCACAGGCTCGCACGGGCCCGTGTGCTGGCGAGGGATCCGCGATGCGTCTGCCCAGGCGACGGACCTGACGGATGCGGCAGGCACCATGGCCTGTGCGGCGCCCCCAGCACCATCGCCGACCATTGGCCGCTTGAACGCGTCGAGCTCGTCGAAGCCGGACTGGACCCAAACGATCCGGCACGCATGCGCGGCCTGTGCAAGCGTTGCCACGACAGCAAGACCGCGAGAACGAAACCTTCAGGCTTCAACGGTCGAAGCCTTCGCTGATTCATCTCATCTGCTGCACGCATGCGGTACGTCGAGCCAAGCCGACGACGTCCGGCGCGCGCCGCAAGCGTGAGACGAAGCGGAAAACGAAAAGCGATCAAGTCTTTTTCAATTCGGTTCGCGGCCCGCCGCGAAGACGAACGCGCGGTATTGGAAAACGTTGGAAAATCAACGAAAACAAACCGGCGAAACACCCACGGGGGTACCCCCTAACGGATTGGCGGCCGGAACCGCCGGAGAGCTGTCTCCGAGGTGCGGAGGGTTCAAAAGTTTCAGAGGGGGCGGGCGAAAGGCCCGGCCGCCCGCAGCGAAGGAACGGCGCGAGACCGTCCGACGATGGAGGAGACATGCCAAGAGGAGGAAAACGCGTCAGATCCGGTCCGATGCCGGATCCGTCGAGCGGTGCGAGCGAACGCAGGGGATACACCCTGCGCAGCCTGCCGAACACCGAATACAAGGGCAGGCCGCCGAAATTCCCGCTGCCGCCTTACGTGATCCGCTATTTCGACAAGGACTCGCAGGAATGGGTCGAGGACACCGCCGGTTCGGAATCCTGGAACGACCGGGAGGCCGAACTGTGGAAACAGCTGTGGCGTCTGCCGCAGGCGCGCGCATGGAAACAGCCGCAACTGAAATACTTGCATTACCAGATCGCATCATATGTCCGCGAATGCGTCACCTGCGAGAGTCCGACGGCGAAGGCCGCGGACGTGGCGATCAAGATTCGGCTCGAGGACCGCATCGGCCTGTCCGAGGCCGGATTACAGGCGCTCGGCTGGAAGATCTCCGAGGACAACGTCGACATGGCCGCCCACGAGGTGCCCGCCACGGACGCGGAGGCCGCCGCCAGCGGCATGGACACCAAGATCGTCCAGTTCCCACGACGCCTGAGGGCGTGACATGGCCGACGACTGGATCATCGACTTCCCGACCCTCGCCGACCTGCAGGACGCCTGGGTGCGGCGGCACGTGCGCCAGCCAGACGGAATCCTCCGCGGCAAGCCCTTCTGCTGGTCAGATTGGCAGTTCTGGTACGCCGCACACCGCTGGAGGGTGCGCGAGGACGCGGAATTCGTGCCCCCCGAGGAGGTCACGGTAGACAATCCGCTCGTCCTCAACCAAGCTTTTCAATATCGTCTGACCGGCTGCATCGGCCCACAGAAGACAGGCAAGGGGCCGACCGAGGCGTCATGCGCCATCCTCGAGGCCTGCGGCCCCGTCGTGTTTGCCGGATGGGCGAAGCCCGGCGACGTGTACCGCTGCTCCGACAACGGCTGCCCTTGCGGATGGGTCTACCATTACAATCCGGGCGAGCCGAAGGGCATGCGCCATCCATCGCCGCTGATACAGCTGACCGCGAACTCCGAGGACCAGGTGCGCAACGCCTACCGGCCATTGGTCGCCATGATCAGGCTTGGTCCGCTGAAACAGCTGCTCAAGGTGCGCGAGGGGTTCATTCGCATCCTTCGCCCCGGAATCAACCTTGACGACGATGATCTCGATCTCGACCGCATCGACGTGGTGACCGCATCGGCCACCAGCCGCTTGGGTAATCCGATTTCGGATGCGGAACAGGACGAGGCCGGCCTGTACACCAAATCGAATGGCATGCTCGACGTGGCCGACACCCAACGCCGCGGCGCCGCAGGCATGGGCGGCAGGACGCACTTCTGGACCAACGCCTACGACCCGGGGGAAAACAGTTACGCCCAACAGCAGTTCGAATTGGGCAGTAAGGACGTGTGGATCTTCTACCGCAACCCCGATTTGAACCCGGACCTGCGGCACAAGGACGGCACGCCATACAGCTTCAACAACCGGCGCGAACGCCGCAAGATCCTCGAATGGGTCTACGCCGGAAGCCCGTGGGTGCCTTTGGATTCCGTCGAAGCGGAGGCCGAGGCGCTCATGGAGAAGGACCCGGCACAGGCCGAGCGCTTTTTCGGCAACCGAATGGTGCAGGGAGGCGGCGCATGGCTCGAGGACGGACTATGGGAGAGCTGCTATGCGGGACAATAGACCACTCAACAAATCAAGGATGCGGACGATGAGGCAATACAATCTTCCGCTGCTGCAAAAGGTGCGGACGGTTGGCAGATACGACATGCCAATGCTTGCAAAACAGGACGTCACCACCCCTGACACGTTGATGGGCTTCAATTACGCGACCGGCAAAAAGACAGTCAAGCATTGCGGAATCCATTTCTTCATCGATGACTACCAGTTCCAGAGAGTCTGGAACCAGCCGGACAGATACATCGCGCCGCTCAAACGCTTCCAGTGTGTGCTGACGCCTGATTTCAGCACATACATGGACATGCCGGAAGCGATGAAGATCTATAACGTCTTCCGAAGCCGTCTGATCGGAGCATACTGGCAGTCCTGCGGGCTGAAAGTCATCCCAACGCTTCAATGGGCTGGCCCAGAATCGTTCTCTTACTGCTTTTCAGGCATTCCAAACAACTCCACCGTCGCGGTAAGCACTGTCGGAGTGAATGACAATCCGACGGCAGAGCTCTATTGGCGGCTCGGCATGCGGTACGCGATCGACAGGCTTGAACCGGAAAAGATTCTCCTCTACGGAGATGCCATTCCGTTTTTCGACTTCGGCGCCACCGAAGTTGTCGCATTCGAAAACAGCAATGTGGAAAGGATGAAAAAATGGGCGGAAGAGGATCAAGCTCGGGCGCAGGCCGTGGCGGACATGGCGGCGGAGGGGGAGGCTCTGCCACTGACCTCTCATCCGTAAGCGACTCGGATCTCACCAAGATGATGCGCGACGCGGGAAACCGCATGGACACCGCATCGGAAATCATGCAGAGAACCGCGCACGGAGCCACGCAATACAACCAGCGCATGCCGGAAAGCGTGTTCCCGGAGGCAACCAAGGCGAACTACGACAAATACCAAGCGGCTTCCAAGGCATTCCACACCGCCAGAGCACAGCGCGACAGAATCTCCGACGAACAGATCCGACGCCAACCAAAATCAAGCGGCACAAGCCGCGCATTCGTCAATTCCTTCGGCGAAGCGACGACAAGGGAGATCACAAACCAGAACTACCAGCGCTCGCAGAAGAGTTTGTCGAAATCGGTCTTGAGGAACATGGGATACTAGCATGTCCGAGCATGAGCTTTGGCTTGAGAACCCGCCGAAAGGCACAGAGGTGTGCCTCGGCTTCGACGGCTCCGAGAACGACGACTGGACATGCATCAAGGCCGAGACCCGTGAAGGTTTCATCTTCACGCCACGGTATGGCGCGGATCGTCGTCCGACGATCTGGAATCCGAAGACGTGGGGCGGCCGCATCCCGCGCAGCGAGGTCAATGCCGCCATGGACGAGCTCAACGACCGATACAAGGTGATCCGCGCCTATTGCGATCCCGGTTTCCGCGACGAGGTGTCGTGGGAATCGCAGATCGAGGCATGGGACTCCCAATACGGGCCGAAGAAATTCATCCCCTGGTCGATGAGCGGTTCGAGCCGTATCACCGCCGTCTGGGAAGCGTTGAAACGCTTCGAATCCGACCTGCAGCATCACGCGATCACGCAGGACGGCTGTCCGATCACCATCACGCACATGCGCAACGCAAGACGCTTCGCCAAGTCCGGCGAACGCTACGGGCTGGGCAAGCCGAAGCAGACGCGGAAGATTGATGCGGCGGTGACGTGCGTGCTGGCGCACGAGGCGGCATGTGATGCACGTGCCGCCGGTTGGGGCAGGAAACGCAAGGCGTACCTGCTGACTGGTTCTACTACGAGGGGGTTCTAAATGATTCGTACCGCCGATGACGTGAATCGCATGGCGAATCTTCTCGCCTTGAAGATCGAGAACCGTCGGCCGGGCATCAGGAAGCATACGGATTACGTGCGTGGCAAGCGCGGCACACTGAAATTCGCGTCCGACGAATTCAAACGCTACATGGCGGACCGGTTCTCAGGTTTCGCCGACAACTGGTGTCTGCCTGTGGCGCAGGCGCCGGTCGAACGCATCCACTTCAAGGGCTTCATCCCATATGACGACCGCGAATTGGATTCGCACGTGATGCGCGTGTGGGAGCGCAACGACTGCGACCGCAAGCTGCAGGAGAGCGCGCTGATGATGACCACGACCGGACGTGCTTTCGGCCTGGTCACGTCGATGCCGGACGGCAGGGCGCGCATCAGCTTCGAGCATCCGGACAGCGCGGCAGTGCACTATGATCCGCTCACCGGCGAGGTCGACGCCGGCCTCCTGGTCCGATACGACGAGGAGCACGAGTTCGGCACGCTGCTGCTGCCGGACATGGTCTTCGACGTGGTGCGCGTGCGTGCAGGCGGGGACGACGAGCGTAACCGTCTGCCGCCCGGCGTGGAGGGCTGGCGGTTCGTGCCGGATTCGGCGCGCGAGAATCCTCTCGGCCGAGTTCCGCTGGTCGAATTCCGCAATCAGATGCTCCTGGACGACCTGCCGATCAGTGATGTGGAGCAGGTCGAATCGATGCAGGACGCCGTCAACGTCTGCTGGGCCTACACGCTCAACGCCCTGGACTTCGCGTCCATGCCTGCGAGGGTGATACTCGGCGGCGACTCCCTGTCCGAGCCGGTCTTCGACAAGGCGACCGGAGAGCAGGTCGGTGAACGCCCCGTGAACCTCGACAAGCAGGTCATGGAGCGCATCATGCAGATCACCGGCGACAACGTGTCGATCGGCGAATGGACAGCCAGCAACCTGCAGGCTTTCCTGCCGATCATCCAGAAGGCCGTCGAGCACATCGCGGCCGAGACACGCACGCCCGGCCACTACCTGCTGACGAATGCGGAGGTGCCGGCCACCGGCTACGAGGTCGCCGAAGCCGGCCTCGTGTCGAAGACATTGGAGCGCATCAGCTTCATGCGTCAGCCGGTGCGCGAATTGTGCGTGATGGCCATGATGCTCGAGGACGATGAGGAATCAGCCCGCATCCTCGAGGATTCAAAGGTCGTGTTCGCCACACCGCAATACCGGTCCGAGGCCCTCATGGCCGACGCGATGCTCAAATACAAGAAGCTCGGATACCCGTTGCAGTGGATCGCCGAGCAGATGGGTCAGAGTCCGGAGGACATCAAGCGCATCATGCGCATGGTGGACGACGAGAATCACGATCCGGAGATGGCGGAGATAGCCCGCAGCCTGCAGGTCGGAGGTGCATCTGATGACGGTGACGCTGGAGAGCCTGTCGGACAGTCGGCACACTCTGGCCAGACTGTGCCTGCTGGCCGTGAGGGCGGCGGACAAAACGTGGAAGGGCGTGGATCCGAGGCGGGTGCGTGACAGCTGGAATCGGACAAACGCCGATTTCCTTACGCTCTTCGCCACACTGCAGACCCGCGCCGCGAGCGATGCGATGGACTCGTCCACGTTGATGCTCGCCGAACAGGGCGACTACGTGCGCCCTGACGGTATTGCGAATCCCCTCGCCTTCGGGACGGGTTTCGCGCCGAGCGGCATCGACCTCGAATCATATTTCGATATCCCGGTGACGCGCACTTTGTCGGCCATCAAGTCAGGCATGGGCGAATCCGATGCCATGATGGCAGGTCGTGCGACGCTTCGCCAGATGGCCATGCAGGCCCTCGAGGACACGTCAATCAGCGCGATGGGCGTCAGCATCACGCAACGTGCCGGCGTCGGCTATGTGCGAGTCGAATCACCCGACTGCTGCCCAAGATGCGCCATCCTCGCCGGAAAATACTTCCGGCACAACAACGACTTCCTTCGTCATCCGAAATGCCACGGCCGCACCATACCCTGCAAAGGCAAGGAAAAGGCCGAGAAACAAGGCTGGATCACATCGCCGATGGACCGCTTCAACAACATGAGCGAAGAGGAGCAGGACAAGGTCTTCGGGCATGCCGACGCGCAGGCAATCAGAGACGGCGCCGACATCTACCAGGTCGTCAACGCGCATCGAGGCATGCGGCCGGTCGGACGCGGCAACATCGGCATGGCCACGTCCGAAGGCACCAGCCGCTACGGGTGGAGCCGCATGATCCGCAAATACGAATACGGCCAACGCCAGAGGCGCAGGCTCACGCCGGAGGGCATCTACAGCTTCAACCTGCCGCGCGAGCAGACCATCGAACTTCTGAAGCGCGAGGGATACATCCTGCCCGACAAGTGGCGTGAGCAGGTGCCGGAGCTTCGCCGCAGCCAATGGCTGCACGACAACGGATACCGCCAGGGACGGCATGAGGAGCTGACCGCGGCGCAGAAGCGCCTCGAGAACGCGCGACTCCGCTATGAGGCAGCTTTGGACGGCCACAATCCCTACCAGCCCGGCAAACCGGTCACGCCTGACGTGCTGGCGAAGGCCGAGAACTCGTATCGCCGCTGGCTTTCCAGCAACGGCGAAAAATACACCGAATGAAAGGAAACACTATGTCCGATGGACAACAGCAGGATCCGAACACCAACGATCCGGGCGCGCAGGAGCCACCCGTCGACTGGCACGACAAGTTCCTAGGCCAGAAAAAGGTCAACAACGACCTCGAGGCGAAGCTCAAGACCGCCTACGAGAAGGCCGACCGCGTGGACGACCTGGAGAAGCAGGTCGCTGACTGGGAGAAGCGCGGCAAGGAATTCGAATCCGCGCAGGCCACGATAGCCGGACTGCAGAAGCAGGTGCTCCAGGCGAACGTCACCGCCGCGGCCACCGGCAAGCTCATCAATCCGGGAGACGCATTGAAGCTCATCGATTTCTCCGACCTGACCGCGGACGATCAGGGAGGATACGACCAGAAGGCGATTTCCAAGAAAATCGACGATCTGGTCACGGCACACCCGTATCTCGCGCAAGGCGGGAACAAGGCTGGCCTGGCGGGAATCATCCCACCGTCAGGCGCCCGTGATGGCGATCATCAGGCGGGACAGCTTACCAGGGACGATCTGAAGAACATGACCCCGAAGCAGATCGAGGAGGCGCGCCGCAAGGGCCGTCTGGATGACCTGCTCGCAGGCCGCAGCAAGTAAGGAGGCCACCAGCAATGGCAATCACCAATTTCATCCCCGAGGTATGGTCCGCCGCCATCCTCGAAGCCCTGCGCGCGAAGCTCGTCTTCCCGAGCCTGTGCAACCGCGATTACGAGGGCGACATCCGTGAGGCCGGTGACACCGTGCACATCACCGGATACGACGACGTGACCGTGCGCAAGTACGTCCGCGGCCAGGCGATCACCGTCGACGATGTCAATGACAAGGAAGCAGCCGTTCTTGAAATCAATCAGTCCGACTATTTCGCCTTCAAGGTCAACGACCTCGACAAGGCTCAGGCCAAGGCGGACATGACTGGAAAGTTCACCAATTCCGCCGCCTACAACATGATGAAGAACGTGGAGAACTACATCTCCAATCTCATGGACACGGCCGTCGAGACCCCGGCGAAGACCGTGGACGTCGGCACCCCCGCCGACGCGTATCTCGCCGTCGTGGAAGCCGGACGGAAGCTTGATGTGCAGAACGTGCCCGACGAGGGACGCTGGCTCGTCGTCAGCCCCGACTTCTACGCGCTCCTGCTGCAGGACTCCCGCTTCATCGAAGGCACCGAAGCGGGCCATAATACGCTGCTCAACGGCGTGGTCGGCCAGGTGCGCGGCTTCACCGTCGTGAAGTCCAACAATGTGCCGCACAAGTCCGCCAGCCCGGACACACAGTCCATTCTCGCCGGCACCAACGCCGCCGTGACCTTCGCACAGCAGGTCAGCAACGTCGAGGCTATGCGCATGCAGACCGACTTCGCCGACATGGTGCGCGGCCTCGACCTGTACGGCGCCAAGGTCATCCGCCCCGAGTGCCTGACCAAGATTACCCTGAACCTCTCCACCACCACCGGTAGTTCCCTGCAGGATGCGCAGACCCCTGTCGTGAGCGGTACCACCGCAGACAGCGACGGTGAAGAGGATGCTGCTGCAGGCAAGAAGAGCGGCAAGTAGTCGAGTCCGATGATCGGAGGCTGAAATGACCGCACTGGCCACCTTGGACGACCTGAAAAGCAACGGCATCGAAGTGACCGATGAGCAGACGGCAACCAGTCTGCTCGACTCGGTCTCCGAAGCCGTCCGCTCGGCCGCCGGCTGTCCGATCACCCTCGGCGAATGGACCGTCGACATCCCCGGAGAACAGTCCAGGAAACTCGACCTGCCATGCAGGGCCGTCAGAAGCGTTTCCAAGGTGCTCATCGACGGCAAGACCGTCGACGACTGGCGGCTCCTCGGATCCGCACTCTACCGCGAAGAGCCGTGGAGCTCCTTCGGACGCATCCCGTCGGTCGTGACAGTCACCTTCACGGGTGGCTGGAATCCGATACCCGCCGATATCGTCAGACTGGTCTGCTCGTACGTCGCAGCCGGACTCCACCAGCTCGAGGACGGAGGCCCCGGCGCCCACGCCGGCGTCAGCTACGAACGTGTCGACGACGCACAGGTCGGATACGCGCAAGGCGATGCCGCCCAAATCGACGTGACCGAACTGCCGGAAGCGACCAAGCGCAGCCTGCGCAACCGCTTCGGCGCGAACGTCTCTTCGATAGGGGTGTTCCGATGAGAATCAGCGCATCATTCCTCTCCAAGGCCCGCCGTGACGCGGAAGGCCTCATGACCGACCAGTGCACGGTAACCCGCCCAGGCGAGTCCACCACGGATCCGGACACGGGACTGCCGAACACCGGCACGGAGCAGGTGTATGAGGGCAAGTGCAAGGTGCAGACCTCTGGTGGCCTTGCGTCCGAGAACGTGGAAGGCAGCGCGGCTCAGGCGATGGGCGCCGTCTCATTGGTCTGGTCGCTGTACATCCACTTCCCGTTCGGGACCAGCCTGCGCAACGGCGATCTTGTCACGGTCACGAAGTCGGCGAATCCGGAACTGGTGGGCCGTCGCTATCGCATGATTTCCCCCCAATCGGAGAAGTCGTGGGCGACGGCCTGCCGCTGGAACGTGAAGGAGGACGCATGAGCGTCACAAGCCTGTTCGACGCGTCCGAGCTGACCGCCTTCGCCGACAAGCTGCTCTCCAAAGGAGTCGCCCGCCGCGCGGCCATCACCATGGTCGTGAAGAAAGGTGCGCAGAACGTCAAAAACGACATTCGCGAAGACCTCTCCGGCTCAGGCAACAAGGCATTTCGACGCATCCCCATCACCTACGAGGTGAAGGAAGCGCCGGGACGCATCACAGCCGAGATCGGCCCGTCGAAGGGCGGCGCCGGCAGTCTCGCCAACATCGCCTTCTTCGGCACCGCAAAAGGCGGTGGAACGCACGAATTCTACGAGCATGGCGAGGACGAGTTGCCGCGTCTCGCCGAACACGTCGCCAAAGCGGCCGTGGAGGTGGTCTGAATGACCTCGATCATGACATTGACCGACACGATCCTTGACCACGTCCCACAGCCCGCCGAAGGCTGGGCCGTGTACCGTCAGACGGCTCCGAAACCGACCGACAAGCCGCCGTGGATCATCGAGACCGTCACGACGAACGGCCATCTGGTCGGCGAGACGCAACGGCCGCATGGCGGCATCGGCACGCTGCAGGTGCGCATCGTCAGCACCACCGCGGATTCCGTCAACGTCATCGCCGACGACCTCATGGTCCCCGGCCTGACCGGCAAACGTTTCGTGGCGCAAGGCTTCGACACCGGCTGTCTCACCCTCTTCTCCGACTCCGGCGCCTACGCCGCCGGACTCACCGCCGAGGAGACGGCGCTCCTGTACCAGTGCCGCCTGCTCACCTTCAAATTCAACTGGTCGCGCATGTGACCGAAACCAATGTTTCCAACCCCTTTCGGCATTAGCCGCGAGGGGTTTCGTCTTAAGGAGCGAAATATGGTCCTCAATCTGGGAACCGAAATCCCGTCCACGCCAGCGGACGGAAAAGTCAACACCATCTGGGTGCCGTCCGTCAAGGACATCAACCATCCAACCGCGTCCGAAATCTCCAACGGCACCGACCTGTCAAACTACGTGACATTGGGCGGTTGGTCCTGCTCTCCAAGCCAGGACACGATCAGCGACCAGCGCGAGAACAGCTCGATGGACTACGAGAACCCAGGCAGGAAGAAGATCAGCGGCCCGTCCGTCGAGGTCATCGACAACACCAACACCGAGCACGCCAACCAGAACGCCGCCATGGACACTCTCAAGGAGGGCGCGGAAGGCTATTTTGTCCGCCGATACGGCAAAGACACCGACCGCACCTTCGTCAGCGGCGACGTGGTCAACGTCTACGCCGTCCGCATCGGCATGAGCGCCAAGGACGCCATCGCCGCGAACACCGTCCTCCGCAGCAAGGTCAACTTCACCGTCAAGGCCCCCGGCTGGGCCGAGAACGTGAAGGTCTCCTGACAATTCTTCCCGCGTCGGACTTTGTTCCCTTCGCCGACGCGGGAACCTCTCAAATTCTTCGCAAAGGAACACCAACACAGGACTTTTTACGGAGCGAAGGAACATCATGCTCAAAGTGACACGCAAGACCAAGCAGGTCGAAATCATCCTCGACCAGGAACTCGCCGAACGCATCGCCGCGCTCGGAGACCAGCTCTCCCGCGAACTGACCGCCGAACAGGTCACCGAAGCCGGAACCAACACCGCGGCAAAACGCACCGCGAAACGCATCGAAGAACTCAAAGAACAAGCCAAAGACAGCACACTCATCCTGACCCTGCGCGCCATGCCGGTCAGCAAGTGGGCGCAGACGCTCGCCGCGAACACCGTCACCGCCGGCAACGCCGCGGGCACGCGCGACATGTTCGGCACCACGGCCGACGCCCTGCCGCAGATGCTCGAATCCGCCACCATCGGAGGCAAGCCCGCTGATCCCGCCGACCTCACCAAGGAGGCTCTCCGCGACCTCTTCGACCAGCTCACCGACGGCCAATTCACGCCGCTCTGGCAGGCCATCGCCGAACTCAACGGGACGGCCGCCGACCCAAAAGCCGCGTTCGACCTAGCCTCGAAAGTTCTCCGCAGCTAGTCCGGGACCTCAAACTCTGCCGCCAGCTCGGCATCAGCTACAAACGCTTCCTCGGCTGGGAACCCACATACGAGACTATCCGCGACAACCACCGACGCATCATCGGCTACCGTCCGGAACCCGAATGGGACGAGACGGAGCGTGAATGGATGCGCGCGCTCGCCGATTACGAGAGCACGCTGTGTCCGCTGTGCGGCCTGCCTCGGAGCGTCTGCCAGACGCCGGAGGCCGAATTCGGCCTGCACTCGGACGTGGGCATCTGCTGGGCGACCGCGCATATGCAGGAATCCATGCGCCAATGGCAGGACTCGAACAAGACCAGTCCGGCGCGCAACGCGCTGGTGGCGCACCTCACCGACTGACCATCTCAAGGAGGACAAATGGCCGCGAACCAGAACATCGTCATCCGATTGATGGCAGACACAGCCTCCTACGAGGCGGCGATGACCCGTGCCGGAAGCACCGCGAGAACAGTCGCTTCGGGCATGGAGAACACCGGCCGCAAGTCCGCGCTTATCGCCAGTGGTATGACCGCCGCAGGACTGGCCGTGGCCGCGTTCGGCGTGGCCGCAGTCAAGATGGCCGCAGACTTCGACCAGCAGATGAGCACCGTCCAGGCGAACACCGGCGCGACCAGCGCACAAATGGACCAGCTGCGTGCCGCCGCCATCGAAGCCGGAGCTTCCACGGTTTATTCCGCTTCGGATTCCGCCGACGCGATCAACGATCTCGGCAAGGCCGGCATGAGCGTCACGGATATTCTCACCGGCGGCTTGTCTGGCGCTTTGAATCTGGCCGCGTCCGATGGAATGGCCGTGGGGGATGCCGCCGAATACATGGCCAACGCGTTGAGCATGTTCCATTTGAAGGGGTCTCAGGCTTCCAAGGTGGCCGATACCCTGGCGGCTGGCGCCGGCAAGGCCGTCGGCAATGTCTCCGATTTCGGCGAGGCGTTGAACAATTGCGGCGCGCAGGCGAACAGTTTCGGCATGAACGTGCAGGAGACCACCGGCGTTCTCGCCCTGTTCGCGCAGAACGGCACCATCGGCGCCGAGGCCGGCACCCAATTGAACAGCATGCTGATGAAGCTGGCCGCGCCGTCCGCCGAAGCGTCCAATACGATGAAGGAATTGGGCATCAGCGCATATGACGCTCAACATCATTTCGTCGGCATGGCGAACTTCGCCGGCCAATTGCAGAAGGCCGAAAAAGGCTTGACCGACGAGCAGCGCAATCAGGCGAACGCGACAATTTTCGGCAGCTATGCCATCAAGGCCGCGAATTATCTTTACGAGGCGGGCGAGTCCGGTGTCAACAAGTGGACGAAGGCCGTATCCGAAAGCGGTTATGCCGCCGAGCAGGCTGCTGCGAAGAACAACAATCTCAAGGGTGATCTGGAGAATCTTGGCGGTTCGATGGAATCCTTGATGATTTCCGTCGGCGAGGGCGCTCAGGGGCCTTTGCGCAAGATGGTGCAGGGCTTGGATACGCTGGTTGACGCGTTCGCCGGTTTGCCATCCGGAGCGCAGCAGACGCTCGTGGTCATGGCGTCTCTGGCCGGCGTGTTCGGCGCGGTGCATAAGGCCGCAGGCAATCTCAACGGCAGCACCAGCACCATGGCCAACAACATCGGTCTGGCCATCGACCCGATCCAACGCGTCAAGACCGCTTTGGCTTCCGCGCAGACCGCTTTCCAGATGTTCCGCGCGAGCGGTCAGAGCGCGCAGGAGCAGTTGGAATCGTTCGGCACTGCGGAGGATTCCGCCACGCTCCGATCCAAGGGGTTCCACACTGTTGCCGACGGACTCATCTCACTTATGGGAGGTCCGTGGGGCATCGCCCTGGGCATTGCCACGACGGCGCTCACCGGTTTCATGACGGCCGCGCAGAATACCAAGCAGGCGGTGCAGGAAGTGCAGTCAGCCGCAGCCAATGGAGCCAGCGCTATCCACGAGGCGCTGGTCAACCAGCTGCAGAATATGGATGTCGGCACCTTCCATGGCGAACCGGGATGGCTCAGTGCGATCGAGCAGGGCATCACCGGATCGAAGAAGCTGACCGACGTGATGAGCGAGGCCGGCATCAGCATCACCACCATGACCAAGGCCGCCGAAGGCAACAAGACGGCCATCAAGCAGGTCAACTCGGCGGCGGACAAGCTCGGCTCCAGCCTTGGCAGCGGGTCACATAAGGCCACCGCGCTGCGCGACGGCCTTTCCGCCCTGACCACCGCCTACCAGCAGGGCACGAAAGGCGCCAAGGACAAGTCCAAGGCGTTGGACGAACTCGATGGCAAAACCAATAGCGCGGCGAAATCCACGAAGGAAGCTGCCAGCGCGAACAAGGAGCTTGGCTCTTCCGCTTCGGATGCGTCAAGCCAAATCGATGATCTGGTTCAGGCGCTGTTTGGGTTGGAGTCCGGCAACCTGACTGCAGACCAGGCGGTCGACCAGCTGAACCAGAAGATCGGTGAACTGTCAAAAACATGCGAGGACAACGGTGTCGTCTTCGACCAGAACGGCAACCTGCTCGACAGGTTTTCCGAGGAGGGCACGAAAACCAAGCAGGCTTTGGAGGACATCGCCAGCAGCGCCCAGAACGCTGCGGAGAAGATTCTCAAGCAGGGCGAGAGCACCGGTTTCAGCAGCGGTGAGATCGAACGTGCGAACGGCGTGCTGCAGGACGCGCGTGACGCGATCATCAGGCAGGCCGAAGCCTCGGGCATGAGCGAACAGGCCGCCAACGCCTTGGCAGACCGTTGGGGTCTGAGTTCCGACAGCATCAAGGCTTCCATCGACAACATCAAGAAGACCGCCGACAACAACAAGGCGAAGCTTGACGTTGACGATTCCAAGGCCAAGAAGAAGACCAAGACCGCCGAGACCAACGTCGACAAATTCAATAAGAAGATCGCCAAGGCCAAGCTCGAGGCCGAAGACAAGAAGGCCACCGCCAGCGCCAAGAAGGCGCAGAAGATGATGCAGGCCTTCAACAAGACCCACGTCAAGGCCACACTGGATGCGACCGACAAGGCGTCCAAGAAAGCCAAGACCGCCTCCGCGAACGTCAACAAGTTCAACGGCAAGAAGTCCACAGCCAAGCTCGACGCGAAGGACAACGCCTCGCCGAAGGTAGACAAGGCCAACGCGAAGAAGCTGACCAACAAGCGCAACACGCTTGATTCGACCGACAAGGCGTCATCGAAGGTCGACGCCGTCAACCGGAAGAAACTGCAAGACAAGAAAAGCACCGCCTCGGTCAACGACCAGGCCACGCCGGTGCTCCGCTCTATCAACAATTTCAAGATCCAGGACAAGTCCTTCACCGTCACCGAGCATACGAAGAAGGATAGAGCCTACACCGGCGGCATGTTCACTGACGGGCATTTCGACCGATTCTCCACCGGCGGCATCTTCGACGGCTATGTCAGTCCGACATGGGCAGCCGGAAACGGCATGAGCGATTCGGTCCAACTCCTGAACGCAGCTCTATCCTCCGGAGAATTCGTCGAAAACGCCGCAGCAACCGACTACTACGGCGTCGCCACTATGCGCGCTTTGAACGAGATGAAAATCCCGCGGGAGGTGTTCTCCACCTCGCGTGACATGCCGATTGTGGTCAAAGTCGAAATGCCGGCCGAAGCAGGCGCCACCACCGTCAACATGCCCATGAAGATCGTCACCACGCAACAGCCAAGCGTGACAGGCACCATCATCGGCCGCACCGCCAGCGCGGCAGTAAGGAGCGCTCGCTGATGTCAGACGTCACACTCACCGCGAACGGGTCGAGCGTCACCCTCCACGGCGATGGCGACTTCCAAGGGCCCGGCATCGCGCTGACCGGAATCGCCGGATGGTATCAGACGCCGGACCCGAAGATCACTGTCACCGCCAGGGGACAGGGTGACGGTGGCCACGACATCGCCGCCAGCGACATCCTCTATGCGGCGCGCGTCGTGACCGTCGGCTACCGCGTCCTCGCCGGAGACCGACAGGAGGCGCTCGACCTGCTCGCCCAACTCGACCGGGCCGTCCATGGCCTCGTCACCTGCCGTGTCACCGACCAGGGGCAGGACACGCAATGCGTCGGCGGCTACTACAGCAGGAGCCTCGAGCAGAAGATCCAGAATCCCCTCTGGCAGAACCTCAGCGGCGACATCACGCTCGTCTTCGAACGGCCGGAACGCCTGAGCGTCAACGGCCACACCGTCCAGATCAGTGCCATGCACGTGGCAGGTGGCAACGTCGGGTTGAAATACGGAGACAACCAGCGAAATGGCCTGAAATACCCGCTGAACTACGGGTTGACGCTCGACGGCGTCGGATCGAACGTCGCATTGCTCACCAACAGCGGATCCTCACGAGCCTATCCGACATTCGTCGTGCACGGACCCATGAATGGCGTGAGACTCGACTTCCCAGGCACGCAGCAGTCGATCGTGTGCGACCAGACCGTCCGGGATGTTCCGCTGGTGTTGGACTGCAGAAGCCGCACCGCCCAACTCGGCGGACAGGATGTGAGCCGCCAACTCAGCCAGCGAGGATTCCCGACGATACCGCCCGGCGGCTCCATCCGCGTGGTCCTGTCAAGCCTCGGTAACGGATTCGCGGACTGCACCGCCCACGACACCTACATGTGAAGGAGAATCATCAATGAGAACCACAGCCTTGGGCATCTCGCCGAACGCCAACGGCATCGGCGTCACGCCACTCGCGCATCGCAGGATCCTTGGAGCGCAATGGGCCAACACCGGCCTCGTCGACGGACTGAACGTCACGGGACGCTCGGACCTTCGATACAACGTCTCGGCCGGTGTGGCAGTCTGCTCGCGCGGAGACGCCGACGGCAAGACCCTCGCATACTTCGAAGGCGGCCAGACCGGAGCCGTGTCAGCCGGAGACCCCTCCAACCCTCGCATCGACATCGTCTGGATCTGCGCGCACAACCAGATGGAATACAAGGACGCCGACAACTTCGTCGTCGTCGGAGTCACACAGGGAACACCAGGCGCGAACCTGCCGGAACCGACCATCCCGGCAGGATGCACGATGCTTCGAAAGATGAAGATGCCCGCCGGAGCCACATCCACCGCCGCAGCCGTGCAGATGTGGAGCGCCGACTACGCCATCCCATACGGCGCATCCCTAGGGAAAATCGGCGAAAACTGGGACCGCCGCGACATGACCGGCGACTCGACCGTGAAGAAGATGTACTACGAGCAGCAGATCGAATTCGACCTCCCATCCGACCGCATGCTCGAACTCGCCTTCAAATGCAACCTGAGCTCTGCCGGAGCAACCTCATGGTCCGACACGTCACACCGAACGGAATGGGCAGTCGGCTTCCAAATCGACGGCAAAGACCTCGACCACTCCTGCGCCAACTTCGTCAGCTACGGCGCATGGCAGACACACGAAACCAGCTACATCACAGCCGTCAACAAAGGCCACCATGTCGCACGCCTACGCACCTGGCTCCAAAACGGCAACGCGCCAGTCTTCCACTACAACCCATCCCAAGACAACAAGGACGCCCTCTGGTGCGGCCGCCGCTTCATCATCTGGGACAGAGGACAGGTCGCATGAGCTGGCGCGCCTACCTCTACGACGTCCAGACCGGCCAGCTGGCGCAGGAAATCGACATCCCCAGCTTCTCCTGGTCCATGACCGTGTCCGACTGCTCATTCACCACCACCAAGGACAAAGGTCTCGGAGACGACTCCATCAGCGGCCTCGAACTCCCATGGACCGAAATCCCCGGCGCCACACCAGCCGCACGAGCCGCGGCACTCCAACCATACAAACGCGGACTCGCACTCTTCTGGCGCTCGCCGATGGACGACCCGTCCTCATTGGGCACGCCGATTCTGGCCGGCGCGCTGGGTGTGCGCACGTCAAGCTGGCATGACGTCAGCGTGCCGGTCATCAGCATGTTCGGCATGCTCGAGGACCGGTATCTCGTCCACGAGGGGGCGTTCGGCACCGGCGCGAACCACACCAGCACGCAGAAATACCGGTTCGAGAACCTCAGCTGGCGCGCGTTGGCGTGCGAGGTGATCCGCCAATGCACCGAGACGAAGCCTGGCGGCTCGTTGCCGATCGACCTGCCTTATCTCAACGAGGTCGGCACGCACAGTCTGCCGTCCGACGGCGCGACGGAGGACAAGACCGCGGCCAAGACCAAATTCAAGAGACGCGAGACCTTGGCCGATGGCTACGTCGAGACCGTGGTGGACGGCGACACCAGCACCATCACTGAACAGCACGTGTCGAAGCGGACCAAGCAGGTCGCCGAAACCAAGCCGTACAGTTACCAGACGCGCAAGGGGACAGTGACCAAGCAGCATACGACGACCAAGACCATCACCACGGCGCAGACCACCGTCACCAAGAAGACCGTCACCAAAAACCACGCCGACTACTCGGAGCGGACCGTGACCACCACCACCGTGGTGTTCTCGTTCGACGCGGACGGCAAGCAGACCGGCAGCACCACCGCCACGGACGGCCCGCACAAAACCATCCTGCCGCGCCAGACCGTCGCGGAATACCAGGACTCGAACATCGGCAGCCACAAGTGCTCGGACATCCTCAAGAACATCGCCGACGCGGACGGCGGCCCCGACATGCAATTCCGCCCATATCTGGCGGATTCGCAGCACATCCGCTTCCGCTTCCTCGCCGGCAGCGACGGAGACGTCCACCTCAACCAGGACAGGCGCCTCAGCCTCTCCTGCCATCCGCAGGGCGGCACCCTCGAGAACATCAAGATCGACAGGTGCGCGCCCATCATGCGCGTCTACGCCACGGGATCCGGCGCGGACAGTGGCACCATGTGCGCTTTGGCCGAAGACCTCTCCCTGACCAGACGCGAGGACCCATGGCCATTGCGCGAGACCACGCTCAGCGCGTCGGACGCGAAGACCTGGGAACTGCTCTCCTCGGCCGCGAACGCCGCGATGCTCGCCAACCGGCGGCCGCTCTGCCAACTGTCCGGCGAGATGAACGCCAACGACGTGGACGCCAACGGCCTGCCATTGCATCCGCTCGGCAGCTTCTGGCCGGGGGAGACCTTCGACGTCGCCATCGACGGATTCCCCGACTGGCCGGACGGCGTCACCACCATGAGGCTCATGCAGATGAGCGGAGACCAGACCGGCAAGGTCACCCTCAAATTCGACCCGATCGCCGAACCATTCGACTAAAGGAGGCATCACATGGCCAGTCACATGGAGATCAGGCCGGCCGACGACTCCCTCGCACTCACCCTCGCCGAGGCCGCGTACTCCAAGGCCGGCATGCACGCCACCTATCTGACCGGCACCATCGCCGTGGACAACGGGGACGGCTCCCAGACATGGCTCGGCGGAGGCGCCGCGGAGCCCATGCCCGGCACCGGCGGCCTCATCCCCTTCGTCGGAGACACGACACCTCCCGGCCGTCCGATCGGAGTGTCCGCCACATCCTCGCTGGAGGTCGCGTGCGCGCGCTGGGACGGCGAGCTCGAGGGCGGCATCCCCGCCGACTTCGACCACGTCGAACTTTTCGCAAAGCCGGACAGCACCGGCGAGACCGTCGACCTCGGAGCATTGCGCGGCAGGGGAGAGATCACCACCGGCATCCTGCCCGTCGGCGACGTGGTCGAGATCTGGGCCATCGCCTACGACTGCGCCCACGACGCCAACGGCCTGTCCGCGCCGAACGCGTCGGAGGAGTCCGACCACGCGACCATCATCATCGCGCCCGTCGTCTCCCAGAAGGACCTCAACGACACCGCCGACGAGATCCTCGCCGCCGCGAAGACCGACGCGGACGGACAGATCAAAAAGGTCAGCGACGGACTCGACGCGGCCAACAAGCGCATCGACGCCAACACGGACGCCGCCGACGCACTGCAGAAACAGCAGAAGCAGCTCTCCGACGACCTCGACAGGAAAAGCAGCGAAATCCTCGCCGCAGCGAAAAAGGACACGTCCGACCAGGTCGGACAGGTCTCCAGCGACCTGGAACAGGCCCGCAAGGACATAGACGCGAACGCCAAGACCTTCACCGGAACCGCGCGCGGCGCGACCATCATCGGCTCCGAATTCCGCGACAGCGAGGACCCGAACACGGCGCACGTCAAAATCAACGCCAGCGGCATGTACCTCGGCAACGGCCTCGCATACTCCGTCAGCACCGGCACGCTGAACATCAAAGGCGCCGTCCAGTCCGGCGGGGCGATCAGCGGCGGCACCATTACCGGCGCCACCGTCCAGACCACCTCGAAGGACAAGCGCGGCATCAAACTCACCAACGGCGGCCTCACCGCCTACGACACAGCCGGCAATCCCACCGTGGCCATCGGCACCGACGGCACCGCCACATTCAAAGGCAAAGTCGAATCATCCACCTTCAACGGCGGCACCATCACCGGCGCCGTCATCATCGGCTCCGAATTCCGCACCGGCACAGACCAGGCCACATCGAAGGTCAAAATCAACGCCAACGGCATGAAACTCGGCTCCAAACTCTCCTACGACGCCACCACAGGCACCCTCTGGATGAAAGGAGACATCCAATCCGGATCCACCATCGGAGCCGTCACCATCACCGGCGCCACCGTCCAGACCAGCAGCGACAGGACCACGACCGACGCCGACGGCACCACCAAGACCATCCACGTCGGCGTCAAAATGACCGCAGGCGGCATCGTCGCCTACGACCAGGCAGGCAACGCCAAACTCGCCATCAAAACCGACGGCAGCATCACCATGGACGGCCCCATCCTCACCAACGGCCGCATCACCGCACCAATCCTCGAAGGCGGCGTCATCAACGGCGGCGTCATCACCGGCACGAAAATCCAATCCAACACCTCCGAAAAAACCGGATTCAAACTCACCGGCGGTGCCCTCGACTTCTGGGACGAAAAAGGCGAAAACACCGTCCACCTCAACGGCAAAGCCAACACACTCGCAGGCAGCTTCGCCACTGCCCTATCCGGCCCACGACTCGAAATGCGCAACACCACCACCGAAGACGGCAGCGTCTGCGGCCTCCTCGAATGCTACGACGCCAACGGCACCGCCTGGTACGTCCAAGGCCAATCACGCGGCTTCAACACCAGCCAACCAGACCCCGGAGCCTACCGACGACTCAACATCGGCATCAACCCCGACAGCAGCGAACTCAGCGTCGTCCGATACAACAGCGGCGCCTCCCGCGTCGTCATGGAAGCCGGACGCGTCGACATCAACGGCAGCGACGGCTGGGCACAACAAGTCGGAGGCCTCGGCGTCTACGTCAACAACGCCCGCATCGACCCAGTCATCTACACCGACCTCAACGACTGGTTCGTCCCCGCCAGCGGATGGACAGCCTACTGCGGCGACAGCGGCAAAGACCCCCGAAGCCACATGACCGTCATAGGCAACACCTGCTACATGCAACTCGAACTGCAACGCGCAGACCGAAAAAGCGTCACATTCCAATCCGGCGACTACTGGGACATCGGATACTTCAAAACCGAATTCATCCCAAAAATCGGCCTCAACGTCCCCTGCATCTTCAACAACGGCCTCTACGGCGGCGCATTCGTACCAGGCAACACCAGCCCCAGCAACACCACCGGCATCAACGGCGACGGCAACTACCTACGCGGCCACCTCCGCGTCGGCGTCCGCCAAACCAACGACGCATGGTGGGTCAGCGTCTTCATGATGTACACCCTCTAACCGAAAGGAAACCATGACCGACACCACACAAAACATCCTCGACCTCCGACCACCCAAAGAAAGCATGAAAGCCGAACTCTACCGCCTCGGCCTCCGCTACACCTACAGCACCGACAACGGCGAAATCTGGCAAAACGACACCCGAGGCATCCGAGCCACCATCACCAACAACAACCCAGACACCACCACACTCGAAGACATCACCACACACATCACACAAAACACCGCGCTCGCCGACCTGCGGAACATCACCCGCATCGACACGATGACCGCCTCCGACTGACGAAAGGACAGGCAATGGAAATCACCGCCGACGCCAACACCGTCATCGACGACCTCGCACGCCAGATCGCCGACCTCGCGAAACAGAACGCCATCCTGCGCGCACAACTCGCCGAAGCCACGAGACGGCTCAACACCACCGAAAACAAGGAGGAAAAATGACACAAGTCAAATTCGACCTGGGAAAACTCGACACCAGCGGGGTGGTCGACCTCGCCAACGACCCGATCAGCGTCACACCGACCAGCCGGTTCGCCACCGCGACCAAGAAAATCGTCGTTGACGAGACACTCAAAACTAACCTCGACACACACGGCGTAGCCACCCTCAACCTCCCGCCAACAGGCAAGGACTGGGCGTACACCCTGACCGTCGGCGCAGGAACACGCCACGAATTCAACGTCACCTTCGACGTGCCGGACAGCTCCAATCCGGTCAATTTCGCCGACCTCGTGACCGTCGACCCGACGACCCTCATCCCCAATGCGGGTAATCCGCTCTCCGACATCGACCAGTCCGACATCGACTGGGCCGTCTCCGCAATCAACGCATAAGGAAGGCAGCAAATGGTAGACACAGACAAAGTCATCCGCCTGAGCGACTACGTCCAGCTCGAACGCGCGCAGAAAAACGCGAATGGATCCAGATTCGCCTACGACGCGGCCAAGAAGGTCGTGACGAACGTGCGCGAGTATTTCGCCGCGCATCGTGACGGCAGGACGTATGGCGTGCGTTTCCCGCTCTACAGTTTCTCGAATTCGCCGGATGGTGTGAAGGTCGGGGATAATGCTGGTTTGACCGTGGTGCCGTCCACGAATTATCGTGCCGGACGTGACGATTACGCGGGACTGTCCGCGTTCCGCGTGTTCGACGCGAACGTGGCGGTGAACGACGATGGCACGCCGGTGGTGAAGGCCATCAAGGGCTTGGCTGGCAATTACGCCAATGATGGCTCGAATGGCGACGTGTTCGTCATCACGACCGTTGGCTTCTATAAGTTCGAGTTCGATACGAACTATCTCACCATCTGGTATTCGGACACGCAGTATGACGGCTATTCTCCGATGCCGGGCGCTCTTCTGCCGGATGGCACGCTCCGTCCGTGCATGGCCTACGCGAAGTATCCGCTCAGCAACTTTGGCGGCAAGGTCGCGTCCGTGAGCGGCCAGAAGTTGACCGCCATGAGCGAGCAGGGCAGTGTCGCGGTGCCCGGAAGCAAGGGCAAGGGCTACAGCGGCAAGACCAGCGCCGACACGTTCTACACGCAGGTCATGTACCTCTTGAAGTACGCCACCAAGGACATTGAACGCTACTTGGGTGGCGACTTCAACGGTTCCGGTCAGGTCAACGTCAGCAAGGCGGAATCGAACGTGACCCGCGTGCTGGCGAAGACATCGGACGCGGCGAGCATCGACCTCGGCTCCTACATCAGCGTGGGCACCGGCACCGACCGTGGAGACGTGAAGACAGGCGAGGCCGCCGCCTACCGGAAGGTCATCAGCAAGACCACCGTGGATTCCGCGACCACCGCCATCAACGTGTCCGGCGCGGCCTTCACCACTGCTACGACCATGCATGTCACCCAGATGCCGTACCTGACCGGCTCCACCGATGGCGTGCTCGGCATTGATGGCATCCCACGCGAGGACGTGTCCAAGACCCACCAGCCGGTCAAATTGCAGGGCATCGAACTCTTCGACGGCCTCTACGAGACCGAAGGCGATGTCATTTTGAAGAACGTCAAGGACTCCGACACTTCCGGCCATACGGAAGTGTGGAAGGTGTTCGACACGACCGAGGCGAGCGGCACCGCCATCACCGCCGACTATACGCATGTTGGCGACTATCCGGCAGTCACCGACAAGACCGACAACCAGTGGCAGTGGCAGACCGACTTCGTGGAGAAGTACGGTTTCCTGCTCCCGACCGGCGTCGGCGCGACAAGCACCAGCGGCCTGACCGACGCTCTGATTATCAACCCGATCGCCCAGCCCGGACTGCACGAGTTGCGGCGCGGTGGCGGTCTCGGGTACGGTTCTCTCTGCGGGTTGTTCGGCGCGATTGGCTGGAACGGTTTGTCGGGTGCTAGGTGGGACTCCGGCGGTCGCCTATCCGTTCTTGGCCGCACGCACGCCTAGTGCGGGCGGTTGGGGGTGAGCGTTAGCGAGGGGGCGAAAGCCCCCTCCGCTCCCACCGAATATGACCATTGGTAATAATTCATTGGGATTCGTGACGGTTTCGCCGGGTTCCTCCTGCTCTTGCAGCGCGGTGGCAATCTCAGGAACGGTTCTCACTGCGGGTTGTTCAACGCGAATGGCAGGAACGATTTGTCGAATGCTAGGTGGAACTACGGCGGTCGCCAATAGGGTTATCTCTTAATTTTCCGTCACGACTACCCTCCGCCTTGGGGATATGCGAGAGGGCTTGCCTCGGCCATGCCGAAAATCAAATCAAGAACGCGACCGGTAGCACATTGCGAACGCCGCCAACATCCCCCTATAGCTTTTATGAAAACATACTGCAAACACAGTCGCATCACCGAACCCGAGTTCGTGCGCGACTGCATCGAACGGTTCCTCAAAGGCAAACGCTCACGACGCGACGTGAGCGACTTCCTACGCCGACATCACGACTTGGATTTGCTCTCACGGCAGATAGCCGACGAGATAAGACGCGGTGAGTATTCGTTTGTGCCCATCCGCTATTTCCGTAGGGTGGAGCCGATAAGCGGGAAGATACGCATCATCGGACGCGAGAGCATCCGCCATCAAATCTACGATTACGTCTGCGGCACGGCATTGATGCCATTGTTCCGCGCGAAGGTAGGCAGATGGCAGACGGCAAGCATCCCCGGCAGGGGCATAGCCGACGCACGTCGCGCGATCAGGAAATGGGTGCGCGAACCGTCCAGCAAAGTGTTCGTAAAACTGGACGTGCGCAAATGCTATCCAAGTATCAGCCGCGAGGTGTTGAAACGGTTGCTGACCCGCGACGTGGGAGACAAGCGGTTATTGGATTTGACGTTTCATCTCATCGACCAGTACAAGGGCGATGACGGACTCAACATAGGCAGTTATTTGAGCCAGTGGCTCGCGAACTACTACCTGAGCTACGCCTACCACTTCTGCGAACAGCATCTCTCCAAGGAGCGCGTGAACCGCAAGACCGGCGAGATAACCACTAGGCGGCTCGTAACGCACCTGCTGTTCTATATGGATGACGTGCTTCTGGTTGGCCGCTCGAAGCGTGATTTGACCATCGCCGTCAAACGCATACGCGCCTACCTGCATGACGTACTCAGGTTGGAGATTCACCCGACGTGGAATGTGAAGCATGTCGGCATGGAGCCAATCGACATGGTGGGCTTCACGTTCTACCTAGACCATACCGGCGTCAGGGCGGGCATCTTCCTCCGCGCACGACGCTCATTCCGTCGATACGCGCGGAACCCCTCTAGTCTTCGGCTCGCATACCGTTGCGCCAGCTACTACGGCTGGCTCAAAAACAGCGATTCAATCCAATACCGGCGCCGTCACGACGTCGATCAGATCGTCCGCCACGCAAGGAACACCATCGCGGCGCACAACAGGAAGGAATGACAATGATCCAGAACGTCAGCTCGGCCACGCCATTGGACGCGGTCGAATACCATCTCCGCTACGACGGACTAGCCGACATCCGCATCCGCAAGAACATCAAGCAGGTCAATCACGAGGCCACCGACCAGATGTCGGCGTGGAGCGAATGGACGGCCGTCGAATCCTACCAGGTGCTCCCGCTGCAGGAGCAGGAGGCCATCGAGCAGGCCGACATGCTCTTCGAGGGCGACGTCACCAGTTCCCAGCCGGTGCTCGATCGCATCACTGCGTTGGAGCAGTCCTCTCTGGACAACGCCCAGCTGCTGGCCGACCTCATCGCCGATGACTCCGACGGTGATTCCACCGATGACTCGGCCGACTCCACGCCGTCCGACACTGCTGCGGCGAACGACAAGACCACCACCGGTGGCGCCGATTCCGCCGATACCACCGGATCCGGAAAGGAGGAGTGACCATGGCCAAAGTCAACCGCGCGGCAGCTGTCCGCATGTATGTCCGCCTTGTCAAGGCAGGACGCATGGAATTGGACGAAGTGCCCGAAAAATACCGGGACGATGTGCAGTCCAAGCTTGACCCCTGGGAGGACTGATGCCTCCGCTTGATCTCTTTTCAAGCACGGAATTCTGGACTTCGCTGCTCGTCGCCTTGGTCGGAGGCGGGGGAGTGGGCGCCATCATCGGTGCCGTCTCCAGCAGGCGCAGGGACACCGCGGACATCGCCGCGAAGGCGTGCGACATTCTCACGGATTCCGTCATCAAGCCGCTTCGCGATCAGGTCGAGTCGCAGGAGGAGCAGATCCAGCATCTGGAGGTCCAGCAGCGCAAATATTTCGCTCTCACGGCCTACACGAGGAGCCTCTTCCATTGGCTTCAGCAGTTCTGCGAGATCGTCGAGCCCGACTTCCTCAAGCGGCATCCGAAGCCGCACCTGCCGGACGAGCTGCGCGCCGACGTGGCGCCGGAGACCGTGGAGGACTCATGACCTTCGTCATCGCCTGGATCGGTCTCGCCGCGCTCGTCCTGCTTTTCAACCGTGGCGCCCACATGTGACGCCGCCATAACCCATGAAACCCCACGTGAAAACGTGGGGTTTCCCGTTTATAGAGAAAGGAAAAGAATGCGCAAGCACAAGCCACCGTGGCTCAAACGATTCCGGCTGGCGGTGACCGGCGTGGTCATGGCCATCGCCATGGTCGTGGCGCCAGCCGCGATGGCCGACCTGAACGGATACGACGTATCCGGCTATCAGGCTCCGGACATCACGCAGGTCGCTCCGGCAGACTTCGCGATCGTCAAGGTCAACCAGGGCTGGTACATCAACTCCAGCTGGGGCCAGCAGGCATCCGGCGCCGTCAACACCGGCAAGGAGCTGGGACTGTACGACTACGCGTCCGGCATGGATGCCACGACCGAAGCCGACAACTTCGTCAACCACATCAACGGATACGTCGGCAAGGCCATGCTCGTCCTCGACTGGGAGCCATACCAGAACGCCGCGTGGGGCAACAGCAACTGGGTGCGGACGTGGGTCTACCGCGTCCACGCCCGCACGGGAGTGTGGCCCGTCGTCTACTGCTCCAAGGGCTTCGTCGGCCAGATCCCGGCGGACGTCCGAGCCAAGTGCATGCTGTGGGCGGCCCAGTACGCCAACAACTACGCGACCGGCTACCAGGACTCCCCATGGCTCGCCGGATCGCAGGGCGAAGGCATGCTCCAGTACACGAGCACCGGCTACCTGAACGGCCGCGGTCCGCTCGACCTCGACAAATTCTTCGGAGACAGGACGGCATGGCGCAAGATCGCCTGCGGCGAACGCGCCGGCTGCTCCACCACCGGAGGATCCACTGGCACGCCGAACGTCCACGTGGAGAAGCGGACGACCAATACCACCGACCTGAACGCCATGGCCACCGCCGTCATCCGCGGCGATTATGGCAACGGCGCCGATCGGCAGGCCCGTCTCGGCGACAACTACCAGGCGGTGATGAACATCGTCAACAGCCGCCTGTCCGGTTCGACGTACTCCGGCCCGACCACCGTGACCCGCACGACGACCCGCACCTATGTTGTCCGCTCCGGCGACACCGTGTCGGCCATCGCCGAGCGCACCGGCCTCAAGCCGGCCTCCGCATGGCGCGTGCCGTCCGGCAACATCAACCGGATCTATGTCGGCCAGACGATCACCTACTACGGCTCGTCCACCGTCTCCACGCCGTCCACGACCTACTCGTCCACGCACGTGGTCAGCGCAGGCGAGAGCCTGTGGAAGATCTACGGATCCGGCTGGTACGCCGCGGCCCAGCGCAACGGCCTCCGTCCGCCGTACACCATCTATCCAGGCCAGCGGCTCCGCTGACCGGACTCCGGCTCCACGATTAAGCGTTGTGGAGCCGGTTCCTGCAACACATAAAGGAGGTGTGGAATGGACAAGGACACCAAGACTGAGCTCGACTATCTGCTGCCCGACAAGGCATACGAGATCCTCAAGTGGGTCGCGCTGATCGCCCTGCCGGCCGTCGCATGGCTGGTCGGCGCGGTCGGCCCGCAGTGGGGACTGCCGCACTGCGGCGAGATCGTCACGACCATCAACGCCGTCGGCGTTTTCGTCGGCGCTCTGATCGGCGTGAGCCAGCTCACGGCCACCAAGCCGGACGATGATTCCGACAAAGATTAAGCGTTGCCACAAAATCAGCGACAACACTTAACAGAACTTCGTATCGGACTTAACAGCTGTTAAGCTGCCGCTAAGTCCATACGAAGTTGCCCCTCTCTCAGCCAAGGCTGGGGGAGGGGCTTTTCTTGTTATTCGGTCTTGTTCTTGCGTGGGCGTCCTCCGCCGACGCCGCGACCGGGACGACTGGCGTTCCATCGGTCGATGGTGTCGGGGAGCCATCCGCGAGTGCGGCCGATCGTGGCGTCCGGCTCGGGGAGCTTGTAGGCGCTGACTGCGGCCGTGCTGATGCCGAGCCGTTTGGCCACGTCGGTGACGCCCAGGTATTCGGTGGTCATTCGCCGTCCTCCCATTTCGTGGAGGCGAGGGCGAGGATTCCGGCGAAGCATCCGAGCGTGCCTGCCGGGAGGGCCTTGCCGCCGACGCCGAGCAGCAGGCTCACGATTCCTGCCGCGAACGCGATTTTGATGAGTTTGTCCTTCATGATGTTCATGGGTTAATCTGGTGGGGCCGAGTCCCGGATAGGTAGAGAATCCGGGACTCGGTTTTCAGCGCCGTCCGTGGCGGCTTGGCCGGTGGATGAATATCAGGATGACGGTTGATATTCCGACCAGCGCGGAGCCGATGTCGCCGAGTATCGCGGCGATGTCCTTGACGGTCTGCCAGATGTTTTCCATGTTCACCTCCTTTCCTTGACATAAAATATATTAGCACAGTAAATAAAGTAATGCAAGTCGAAACACAAGAAAACACCATGGAAGGCGGAGTCAGGCAATGCAAGGCTCCGCCTCTCTTTCACTTTGCGCGCGTCGACAGCCGAAGAGGTGGTGGGTGGTGCAGTGGAAAAATAGCGAATCCACTGACATCCTCGAGGTGGTATTTCAAGTGGCGCAGGAAAACGAGAATCATTTGAAACGGCTTCATTCCAACGA